TATTCTCTCCCCCATGGGGGCTTTTACTGACAAAGAACAGTGGCGGGATTACACCAATGCTGTACACAGGTTCCCGAACGTGCTGTGGACGCACCAAGCCGATATGATCGCTTCCCATGTGGTAGGTGTTTGATATGCCTGTTTTCAAAAGAAATCGGGGTCATATTTTCGGGGTGCAATTCAGTGCTAAAGAACAGAAAGCCATAGACGCTGAAATTCTTCGTCAGTGCGCCGAGTTTGACCGAAAGAACGCCAATGAAATAGACACACTGGTCTTGTGGGTACTTCACGAAAAGTTTGGTTTCGGGAGAAAGCGGCTGAGAGCATTTTACGATTACTTTGTAACAGAGATAGACGCTCTGGCAAAGTATTACGAGATGGGTGACGAGGACAAGGCTTGGCTTTGCACATACAAACTGAAAGAATACGGCATTGATATTGCCGCATGGAACGAAGAGGATAAAAAATGAATTACCGGCTGAAAAATACAAATAGGAAGGTAAACTTCCTGCTTCGCACTGGCAAAGATTTGGTGAAAAACCAGATGGCAATTGCGTCTGCTCAACATATCATTGACAACGGGAAGACTCTCAAATCCGATGTTGCCGGTTTCCCTATCAACATCGACAACAAATGGTATTTTGAAGGTGAGCCATACAAGCACACGGTTTCCAATAAGACGGAGGACAACGAATGAGAACCTATTATTCCGATTATATCCAGCATTGTATGAGGTTTTATGCCAGACACCCCCGCCCCAAATTCCATTCTGACGCAGATAAGCAGAACTGGTACGCCTGTGAAAGCGCACTCAGAGGGTTTACCGACAGCGAAAGAGACATTCTGCTGTTTGTGTACCGTGAGGGCGATACGATTCCAGATAATGTTTATAGAGCGTCTGTGGACAGGAATATCAAGCAGGACACCATCTGGAAGCTTATCAATGAGTTGGAGCGGAAAATTGCCAAGAGGAGGAATCTGATTTGACACACTACGAGAACATTCCTGATGAACTGAAAGAGTTAGATCAATGGGTTTGTACTCGCAGTGACAGCAAGGTTCCGATGAAAGCATTTGAGCGTGAAGCCGCTTCCTCCACCAATCCTGAAACATGGTCTTCCTTCGATACGGCTTTCAAAGCTGTATCGGAGGGACACTATGATTATTGTGGGTTCGTCTTCAATGACAACGGTTATGTTGGGATTGATATAGACGATGGTTACGACCAAGACGGTTTTCTCTCCCCATTGGCGGCAGAGATCATCGGTGTATGCGAAAGCTATACCGAAAAATCCAAGAGCGGCAGGGGCTTTCATATCCTGCTCAGGGGTACGCTCCCGTTCAAAGGCAAGAACAACCTTGCAGGGGTGGAGATTTACAAAGCGGCTCGTTATTTCATCATGACAGGCGATACGCTTTTGTATGACACCATCGAAGAAGATCAGGAAGCGATTGATTATGTGGTGGAAAAATTTTTCCCGGAAACGAGAGAGAGCAAAGAGGGAGAGCGATACGGAGGTAGGATTTACTCTCCAATATGGAGCTTGCCTGAAAACAATCGTATAAAGCTCCGTCCTGTCTATCCCCGTATTCCCGATGGCAGTAGAAACATCTGCCTGACTTCACTTGCGGGTATGCTACACAATCAAGGCTACAGTAAACAGCAAATCTATGATGAACTGCTGTACGCCAATATGGTGGCCTGTGACCCTCCCCTTGATCGGAATGAAATCAGGACAATATGCAACAGCGTTACACGCTATAAGAGGTGAAGATATGAATTTAATAGGACAAACATTCGGTCGATTGACTGTTATAGATAATGCTCCTTCTTCTCCAAATCGACACAAACAGGTCTTATGCAAATGTGAATGCAGTAATCAAAAAGTAGTAAGGGTAGAAGCATTATTGAATGGTAGAACCAAAAGTTGTGGTTGCCTTACCAAAACAGCAACGAGAAGTGCGATAAATGCCTGTACAATTCATGGTGAATCTAAGACCAGACTGCATGGTATTTGGAACGGGATGATACAACGATGTACAAATCCCAATCGTCCTAAATACCCAGAGTATGGTGGCAGAGGTATCGAAGTATGCCAAGAATGGTTCGATTTCGTTAATTTCAGAGATTGGGCATTATCAAACGGCTATGCTGAAAATCTGACAATTGACCGTATTGACAATAATGGAAATTACTGCCCTGAAAATTGCCGTTGGGCTACCGTAAAAGAGCAAGCTAATAATAGAAGAAAAAGGAGAAAGAAGAAATGAAAGCGAGCGTTTTTTATTCTACACCCTCTCCAATCGAAACTATCTCAGAAATAGCGTCCATTTGCTACGACAGCGACCCGAAAGACCCTTTGAAGCTGGTAACACATTTGTACAAATGTGGTCATTTATCAGTGTTTGAGCATATCTACTTCACCTTCAAAATCGAGGGTATCTCTCGTGCCTGTTCTCACCAGCTCGTGCGGCATAGGCACTGTAGCTTCACTCAGCGCAGTCAGCGGTACTGCTCGGAGGACGGATTTTCGGCAGTGCTACCTTGCTCTGTAGAAGAAGCGGGTGGTGATTATGACTATGGTATGGTTATGAATCGGATTGCGGAATTTTACGAGGAATGTCAAAAAGTTGGTGTTCCCAACGAGGACGCTCGTTATATCCTCCCCAACGCCTGTGAGACCGAGCTGTACCTATCCTGCAACCTGAGAGAGCTTATCCATATCGCCAACGAGCGGCTCTGTCTCAGGGCGCAGTGGGAAATCCGGGAGCTGGTAGAAAAGATGGTCTCTCTCGTAGACCCGGAACTTCACTTCATGCTCGTTCCCAAGTGCAAGAGCGGCAGAATTGTATGTCATGAAGTTTGCAGAGGTGTAGACAATGATTAACACAAAAGGAGAATGGATTTATACCAACGCTGAGATTGCCTATGAGCTTGGGCTTTCCCCGGCTACCGTCAACGCCATTGGCAAGAAGCTCTACGGCAACAAAATCCCTCATTGGACTGCCCTTGAAGTTCGCAGGATTATCCAGTACATCAAGTCCATTTCCGTTGAGGAGGACGAAAAACGGCTACAGGTGCTTCGTGACATTGTTGCCGAAACAGGCTATGTAAAGCAGGACGATGAGGAAGTAAGAAAGAACGTGAGGAGGGATTTACACAATGTCTGAATATGAGAAAAACAAGCTATACTGCCCCCTCCTACTCGCTTCGGACGCAATCAGTGCCCCTAAAGGGTGGATATGTCGGAGAGAAAATTGTGCGTGGTGGGTAGAAGACAAGCAGAAATGCGCTATTGCAGTAGGAGGTGAACGCAATCGTGGAAAATAAAATGCTCACAGAACTTCAAGGCTTATTAGAGGACATCAATGAGAACGAAATCGTATCGCACATATTGGACGGGACGCTTATCTCTTGGTTAAGCTCTTGGAAGATGAAGTGCGGTATGCTGACGGCTTTTCTTGTTGAAAATGATAGAGCAAATATGGAAGAGCTTGAGAGTCTCCGGCGTGAAAACTTAGTTCTTAAAATGAGAATTATAATTCGTGATTACTATTGACAAATTCGCATTATGCGGTATAATGTAGTAAAGGAGGCAAAGATGTATGAACACATTGAAACCAAGTGAATTTGCCAAGCGAATTGGTGTATGCTTGAAAACCGTACAAAGTTGGGACAACAAAGGTGTTTTCCCGGCTAAGAGAACCCCGACTGGCAGACGATACTACACGCAGGAGGACATAGAGCTTTATTTTCGTTCTACAGCTTCACCTCATGACGGTAGATGGATTTGTCTCGATGAGGGAAAAGTCAAATGCTCCGTTTGTGGTGCAACCTACGATTACGATGATAATTATTGCGGCAACTGCGGAGCGAGAATGGTTTGGGATAAAGAAGAAATCGCCAAACTCAGCAGTCTCAGGAAGGAATTAGTGGTGTGACGATGGGGAAATACGACTTGGACAAACTCTTGTCCGACAGCACAACTCGAATCCCGTTGAATGAAACCTTTGTAGAAGACGCACCCAAAACCTTTGAGGAATGGTGTCAGATTCACGGAGAACCCGAATACCTCTACGAAAAAGTGAAGTCTTCTCCTCTTGAGATTGTTGTGGTGGATTGCAAAGAACTTTCACAGGACGTAGACACGAGCGGGATTATTGTAGAGGGCAAAAAGGGCGAAATGCAACTCAACTACAAGCGTTTTGTGGACGTGTTTGCAGAAATCAACAGATGTGTGTACTGTCACGGGATTTTCTATACCCCCGATGGAATGATGAGCAATCAATCTGTCCGCAGAGACATAGCAAATACGCTTGGCGATATGGGGTGGACTTCTCGCCTTGACGTGCCTACAAACGCTCTATTCACTTCCCTCAAAGATATGTACCATGTTGACAGTTTGGGTATAGACGATACCGTTATCCCTTTGTCCAACGGAGACCTTCATATTGGTAAAGACACGTGGGAGTTTCACCTTGGAGAAAAAAAGCAAGCCCCCTATCGACTCTCTGTGAATTACACTCCTGTAAACAAGCCTACCCCGCTGTTTGACAAATGGTTAAAAGACGCTTTTGTCCCGGAAGACATTCCGACTATTCAAGAAATCATGGGTTATTGTCTCGTACCCGTCACGTCAGCACAGGAAGCGTTCTTTTTAGTTGGAGACGCTGGTGTAGGTAAATCGGGGCTTGGTACAATTCTAAAAAGCATTATGGGAAATGCGTTTGAATCCATCAACACTCAGGAGCTTGTGAGCAAACGGTTTCAAATTGCCACTGTCGAAAACAAGCTGGTTGCTTACGATGATGATTTGGGTTCAGCCGCACTTGAGGAGACAGGCGTGTTAAAAAAGCTCATTACCGCAGACACACCTATCCCGGCAGAAAGAAAATACGGAGACCCGTTCAGCTTCCTCCCCTATTGCCGGGTGGTGGCAAGCGCAAACTTCATGCTCTCATCTCTCTATGATGATTCTGACGGCTTTTACCGTAGACTTCACCCGATACTTGTAAAAAGCAAAGACCCAAACAGAAAGACCATCAACAAGTTCTATGAAATGATTATCGAAAACGAGAAGGAACAGATTTTCAAATGGGCTTTGATCGGACTGAAACGAGTAATCGAAAACGGCTGGAAAATCTCATGGTCTCAACGATCTATCGACTACATGAGCGTAACAAAGTCACAGGGTACACACTTCGAGGATTTCTTGGAGGAAGTCTGCGATATTTCCCCGGAAGGAAGCGTCACCTGTGCAGAACTCAAGAGCGTCTACCTTCGCTGGTGTAAAGAGAACGGCATAAAAGACGCTTCCGACAGGCGATTGTTCCGCTGGTTTTCCGACAATGCTGAGAAGCGAGGTATTCAATCGAATCGCAATCTCCCAAGGGGCGAGAAGCGTGTGCGTGGTTATGATGGAGTTTCAATTAAAAACGCATGGAAGACAGCAGTTTTGTAATGAGACACTAAACGACTCTGAGACAGTATTGAGACACAACTTGAGACAGTAAGAAAATCCGAAAACCGTTGCACATAAAGGGTTTGAGACAGTGAGACACTATTTATATTAAAAACTTTCCTTTAAGGAGATATTATTCCTATATATAAAGGATAAGAAAAATTAGTGTCTAAGTGTCTCAAAAATCGAAAACCCTTGAAAACACTGGCTTTTTCGGCATTTCCTTAGTGTCTCAATAGTGTATCATTAGTGTCTTTAGCATCTAAACGAAAAGAGGACTCTCCGGGTATGTGCATGGAGAGCTGACATAATGACAAGGAGGTATGAAACGTGTCGAACGAAGTAAAGACGGAGGAAGTACAGGTTGTCAAGAAAAAAGGTAAACCGAGGGGCGGTAATTCCCCTGTGATCGGTATGAATGGGTACGACTTAGAGCCGGGTGATAATACGAAGTATCTGAAAAACTCTATGCAATTGATGAATCTGCCTGACATTGATCTGCATGATGTGAAGCAGGTGGAGAAACGATTGAACGACTATTTTGAGTTCATGGCTTCGAGTGATATGAAGCCTACTGTGTCTGGTATGGCGTTGGCGTTGAACGGTATGAGTAGACGGACATTGATTGCTATTGTGAACGACTATGCCACTGGTGGGGCTGGATATAAGACTGCGTTGCCGCAAGAAGTAGCACTCGTAATAAAAAAAGCTCATAGAGTTATGGAGGTTTTGTGGGAGAATTACTCGCAAAACGGCAAGATCAATCCCGTCATGGGTATCTTTCTCGGTAAGAACAACTATGGCTATCAGGACAAGACCGAATATGTTGTCACACCGAATGTTCAGCAGGATAACGACTATGACCCCGACTCTATCAGAGAGCGTTATCTTATCGACTCTGCCAACGACTCTGACGAGGACGGTAG